AGGGTTCAAGAAAACATCTAACGCACGGGCTTCGTAGTACGACGTAACTGAAGCGTCTGCAAGTTGCACCATGTCTAGGTACACGGTCCCTGTGTTATTGAAGGTCAGTTCAATACCAGCAAATGCTGCTCCAGTCGGAGCTGTTGCGGTGTGAGACACCTTTGTCCAAGTGTTCTGGGCAACAGTAGTGGCGCTTCCAGAAACACTAGAGCTAATGGCTACGCCTAAGTAGTCATACCAGTAGATTTTGCGAGTAACTCCGTGACCACCAGAACGAGTTGAGTTTATCCAAGCCGAGAATGTGTAAGACGTACCTGCAACTACAGGAGTTCCTGATGTGCGGGGAGTAATAGTGCCATTGTTGACACCAGTATTGGCTGTACCAATAACTACCTTAGCTGTGTAGGCGTAATCAATAGCATTAGGCTCTTGAGCGGATGTAGGTGGGACTACGGTTTGCTCAAGTGTGATGACTGTACCGTCTGTACCTCGCCAGTTACCTAGCCCCTTGTAGAATGTGCTGTCCTGTGTAGAGAGCAGTAAGTTAGCCGAGGTAGTGATTACTGGAGCGTATCCAGTGAGGCTCTCTACGTAAGTTTCTACAGACTTCTTTGTGCCCTTGTTAGAGAACATGTATACGGCTTCACGAACAAGGCGCTTTTGGTTCTTTGTGGCAATGTATGCTTCTGGCTGCAAGCCGAAGTTCAATGTCTTTAGGTTGATGAGCTGTGGGTTGAGGTAACGGCCTGATTCTTCAGGTAGCACGTTATCTGCAAGGGTCATAATCTCATCCAGAGTGAACGAGAAGCCCTTCAAAAACTTGTAAAGGTATGACGTAGTATCTACTACATCCAGTGGGGACTGAGTTGCCGAGGTGAACACTCGAGGCAACATGTCCATAAACTTGTCGTGGGTAGACACCAAGGTAGAGCCATCGCTAGCGACTGAGTCGTGCGCTTTAGGAACAATTGTGTAGACGTCTCCTGCAACTACCCAAGTGTTACTGAACTTCTTTAGAATCCATACACGGTAGTAGGCGTAACGTCCACTGGCTAGGCCAATGGTACCTTCACTAGGTTGGTCGATGAACGAGGAAATCATCTTGCTTCCGCTGTTCTCGTCCCATTCCCAAAGGATGATACCGTCTTCTTCAGTTTCAGAAAAACCGTCTTGGCTGCGGAGCAAACGAATCTTAGAGAAGTCGCCCTCAGGGGTAGCCCAAGCGAGCTCGACAGTTGTGTAGTCAAGAGCGATTGCAGTAAATGGCTCTACTGAGAATGCTAGGCGAGGAGCCTGGCCATACTTATCTTGGTAAACGGCACCAGCAGGCTGAGTGTCCGTAGCACCACTGTAATGTGCGCTTTTATAGAGTGGCATCTAGACCTACTAAGCGGTTCCGCCGTCAATCACTCCAGTAAATACACCAGATGCACTGAAACTGGCGACAACGGTGTTTGACGAGTTTTGGATTTCAAGAAGGTTAGAAGTCTGGCTAGCAATAGCTCGTAGAACTAGTCCTGCACGAGTAGTTACTGCAGGAACAACAACTGAGCCACCCTTGGCGCTAACAGCGTTGTAGACACCCGCTTCAATGTTGCTTAGGCGGTCCTTTAGGCTGTTCCAAGTGGTAGTAGCGGTGTTTAGCTCTCCGTTGCTACCCCAGGTAGGGCTGATAGTCACGCCACCAATTCCGAGCTGGCGTTCGACTGTCTCTAGCTCTGCATAGACTGTGTTGACGTCTTCTGCGATTACCAGGTCAGTAACGTTCTCCTTTGGTACCCATGTTTTGATGGATGCTGGATAACTAGATGCCATTGACTATCTCCTAAACTCTTCTTCTATTGTCCTCGGTACGGAGGGGTTTTACAGGGCTTACTCACACTCGGTCAGGGTCACTATGACTGAGGGTACTGCTGGCCCTGTGTTGGCTGGGTAAGCAGTTAGGGACACTGAAGTGGACTCTGACGCCCACCATAGCTCTACATAGTCTCCCGATGTTTGAGACTTACCTAGCCAGTTCCAAGCCGCAATGATGCTTCCTGCAACCTGGCCATGCTTGGCAGGAACAGTCAAAATAGATGCACTTTGAGGGTAATCCACTCCGTTGTATCGAAGCCAAACACGAACATCGGCCACTGCTGTCCCTGTGTTAGAGAACTGTCCTGACCATTGCAGGTTATAGGTACCTACATTCGCAATAGTGATTTTGGTGCCATCGACTATAGAAACGTTGCTAGCAAAATCTACAGTATTTATACGAATAGCCTGCGGGGTGTTGACTACTACGGCTGCCTGCGTTGTAGTGTCATACAGAGAAGCGTAGTTACGCTCCATAACCTTGCGAGCAATCTTTAGCAAAGTTTGGGTGAGCAGCAACTCCTTGGTGCCGTTGGCTAGCGCCTGCACATCGATTAGATTAGCGACTGCAGCAATGTCTTCAGTAGATGACAAGTGGTCAACATACAAGGGGATGTTGCCAGTTTTATCAATACCAAAGGTTCCAACCCATACAGGGAACGACGGATTTCCGCCCTCAAATGCGACCCAGATTCCCTGCCCTACAGATGGCACTTCAAAGTTAGCTGCTGAGGTATCTACAGGCCACGCCCAGTCAGTAATCTGGTCAGCCAAAACCTGAGGCACTCGCAATCGCAAGCGCCCCTGGTTTAGTGGGTCTTTGTTGCTGTAGACGTTTCCACGGTACAGTCCGAAAAACCCTGCATTTGGGTCAATCATGATTATCTCGTAACGATAACGGTGTAAACCTTGAACGAACTGTGGTCACTGGCAGCTACCACGATTGGAATCACGGTAGTTCCTACAGGAGTATCCACTGGGGTACTTACAGGATTACCGTTGATGGTTACTGTAGCTCCAGAGTTGGTTGCTGTAGGAGTCAGAGTGACGGTGCTAGTAGATACGCCGCTTAGGTTGTAAGTGTAGAAGCTTGAGCTGAATGCAGGGCTCAAGGTAGTTCCTGAAGGAACAGCCAATGCGCTTAGGGTTGCATCGCTAGAAGCCTCAGTAACTGTCAAGTGGATTTCTTGGAATACAAAGATTTCGTTTGGAGAACCAATAAGTGCATTTACTCCATAGTTGTTTCCGCTTGCACGGGTAAGCGAGGTAACCTGCGCAACACGAACTCCATCAACCTGCTTTAGGCGGAACTCGATGTCCTCTGGGGTGATGACGTCGCCAAAAGAGATGTTGTTGTACGAAAAGTCAGTGAGAAGCTTTAGTTTCAATGCAGCCTCAACGGATGAAGAGGTGTATTGAGGAAGCTTGCTGTAAACCACGTTGACGGTAACAGGGACATAGGTTGGAGGCGAAACAGTTACAGTTACACCTACCTGAGTCTTGTCGGATAGGTAGCTCTTCACAGCTGTCTGCAGGTTAGTCCATTCGGCTTGCAGAGTGCTGTTGTTAGGTGCGTATCCTGGGAAAGCATCGCTGGTGTTGTCATTACGCTGTGGAGATACAAACAGGCTGACGGACGTTGGGTTAGTAGCGTCTGCCTTAGCTTTTCCAACGTTCGGGATAGCTAGCACCAAGTTCTCGTAGTCTTTCAAGCTGACCGCACGGCTAACTGCAGTAAGCAACTTAGGCGCATTAGTGCGAATGCTAGAGGTACTCTCTGGGCTAACTCCACCAATACCAACAGTAGTGTTTTTGACGTCTAGGTAGTCGTTTAGGTGGGAAGTCTGTGTAGAAGTTAGGCCAGGTACTCGGTAAACCGTGTCTAGAACTGAGTCTGAGATGTTACCGATTTCACCGCCACCGATGTCATACACAGCTTTGATGTTGGCAAGAGGTGCTGGAACTACTCCAGAAACTCCGTCACCAAAATTGATGTAGGACGTGTTGTTAGCGTCCAACGTGATTGAGTATACAGCGTCCGATGGGCCGTAGTCAGCTAGGTGAATGACCTGCTGCCATGGCTCGTACATGTCGCCATTCTGTACCCAGACCTGAATAGAGCCGTCTACAATTTGGTCAGATACCAGTGGGTAGCTTTGGCTTGGCTGACCTGTAGAGGCTGCCACGAATTCGCCAGCAATGTCGTTAGTTCCATTAGCTACGTTTTCTGGACGAAGTGCGATGCTCTCTGAGTGAGTAGCTCCAACACTAACTACCCCGCCAGCACCAGAAACTGCTGCAGGAACAGTGACTGCTTCTAGGGTAGTGAAGATAAGGGTTTGAACAGTGTCATCAACCACGGCTTTTCCAGATACTTGAGTACCTGCAGGAAGTGATACGGCTGTTGAGCTGTTATTTGTAAATCGCACTGTCGTAAACGCAGAACGGTAGCCAGCAGGACGGTATCCGTAAAGCTGGGCTAGGTTGATGACGTTCTGTCGCTGGCTAGCGGTAGGTAGGTAAGACTCGTTAGCTACACGGTCAATGTAGTAGTTCAGGATGTCGCCCATGTAAGCAAATGCTTCTACTAGGGCTACGCCAAAGTCAGCTGGGTCAGTGCCAGTCCAGTGCTGCTGGTCAGTAGCTCCAGAGTTTACTGCTGTACGTACACGGGTTAGCAGCTCTTCACGTAGGGCGTAGTAGTCACGGCTTGTGTAGTCAATTCCTACTGGGATGTTACTTGTCGTCATGCTACTTCCTCAATGATTGGGTAGTTACCGCTGAGCTTAGCAAAGCCCATAGTTACTGTTTGTACTTGCTGGTTAGGTAGAGAGTAGATAATCTCTACTTTCAAAGCACCTGATTGCTCGTCAAAAGCCACCTCAGTAGAGGAAAGCTCGAGAAGAGACAAGTCTCTGGTGAATGCCAGACGGACCTGGTCTTTGATTTGCTCAATAGCACGGTCAGCGTCACCGAGCACCAGAGTAGGTATCTCAGTGCCAAAACCAGGGCGCATTACACGCTCACCCACAGTTGTGCCGATGGCTACCCGAACACGGTCAGCCCAAATCTTTTCTTGAGAAGAGCTAGATGCCACGTTACCAAACTCGTTGATTGTAAAAGGAAGTGAGACGGTAGTCTCAGATACCCTGATGTCTGCCATTCTTATTACTTCCTAATACTCAATGAGTGGCCTGGAACCGTTGCTCTCCATCGCTGAGGAGTGTTGGTAAAGCCAGGTTTTGCCATGGTGGTTCCATTAGCAATCAAATCATCGACGTTTGTAATGTTCTTCAAAACCACTGAGTCGCTTGCTCCCTGGTTTCTACTAGGAAGCTTTACTGTTACTACAGACTCACTAGCTCCAGCAGAATAGGTAGCTGATTGCAAATACTGTTCAGTGTTTATTTTACCAACGATTGACCTGCTTAGAGGCTCTGAAGAGCGGGCACTTGTACCCATGAAGTCCACAGAACTAGAGCCTAAACCATCAGTTGCAGCCATAATGTCTACCCCGTACTCGCCACCACGGTTCATGCCGTGAGTAACCGAGCGGACTAGCCAAGCACCATCGGTTTTTGCCCCTGTACCATCCACATACACCAAGGCATTTGGACGAATGCGAGGGTCACCTTGGCCCATGATTCTGGCTGGGAGGTTGAATCGCACACCGTGGGCCATACCTTCAGCAGAGTTTTCTGCCCATTCCACGCTGTTAGCCACAATCTGGGTTTGGTGGTCATCAAAGTAGATGCCGTTTAGTTCAGAGCGTAGCGCTTTACCCACCTCATCAGGGGACTTACGAGATAGGAAGTCCTGACCAGTAATCGGGTCAACACCACCTACCTGCTTCACAGCTCGTACGGTATCGGTATCTTCAAGGTACTCACCGCTAAGGATTTCAATAGAGTCCAAAGTACGGTCCAAGCTTGCGTTAGTACTAGTCAGCGGTACGTTCCAGTACTGCATGATTGGCAAGTTAGTAGAGTCTTGGTCCAACAGCTTGTCTATAGGACGGTAGATAAGGTCCGTTCCGTCGACGTAGCAAACGAAGCCAATCTTGTTGGCGTTTTCTTGTAGCCACTCCCAGTACGAACCACCTGATAGACCAATCTGAGGCCAACGTGTTGGGTGGTTTTCTCCAATAAAACGGAACCCATGTTCCTTTGCCAGCTCTTCAGCTACCTCAGGAATGGTCATGTTGGTGAACACTCGAGGGCTACTAGTCTTTAGGATAAAGGACGCCCCTACACAGAACACCTTTGTAGGACGGTTAGTCTGCCCAGCTTTGGTCTGTGTGGTGACGGACACGTATCCGTACCAGACCTTTGTCCTAGAACCCTGAGTCCAGGTTAGCTTCACAGGTACACCTGTTTTTAGCTGCTCGTAATAATCGCCACGGTTGCTTGCATAGGACAGCAAAAGAATGTCGTGCTGCCCCTGAACCTGGCGTAGCTCTAGATTCTCAGGCGGCACTGTGAATGAGGGTAGCGTCGGAAACTCCACCATGTATCTGGTGGATTTCCTGTACTTGCCCATCAGTTCTTTAGACACTTGGAATCCTTAGGGTGGTGCCAACTGGGATGTCGAGACCGTTGCTAATCTCTGGGTTGTAGTCGAGGATTCGCCACCATAGGTCGACGTTTCCAAGACGTTCTAGAGCAAGCTTGTCTAGACGGTCACGCTCTGTCCAAACATAGTAGTAGTACTGGCTAGACTCTTCTGGAAAGTGGCGTAGGACGCCTACCGTGTAGATTCCGTTGCGGGAATCTAACGACTTCTGAAGGTATCCGTCAGCGTAGCGGCTATCTGCGTAAATCATTATGCTCCTGTCGCATAGCCCATGAAGTCTGGGACTCGGTTGGCTGTTATAGAAACAGTAGAGTAAATAGGGACCATACGGTTATCGAACAAGTGGTGGGTAACTGATAGTCCATTGATGTTGACTAGGTATCGTAGAGATTTTCCAATGTGAAGTTCAATCAGACGCCCAAGCAAAAAGCCTAGGTCAGCCGTAGTTCCACGGAGCTGTGTATTCATCTCAAAACCTACGATTGTCTTTAGCAAAAATTCCACGTCGTACATGGTGCCTTTGTTATAGATTTCCTTCAGGTCGGTAGCAGAGCCTTCAGGGGCAGAAGAGCCGTAAACCTGCTTGATGGTCAGGTTGTCACGAAGCAGCCCTGCTGAGGTTAGGTATTGGAAGTCAAACATACGGTTCAGCACTACGGAGAAGCTAATGGTTGAACCATTCGCCCCCGTATCAGGCATCACTTTTGAAGGTCCGCTTACATACTTCATGTAGTCAACAGCAGCTCCACCTGCAATAGACATAGAAATGTCTGTTGGGTTGTAGTGGAACTGGAACCCATACTTCTTTAGGTTAGTAATGCTTGTGGCAGTCTGAAGGTCAGACGCAGTATTGGCATCCACACCAGCAAAGATGTTGTTCAGGTAGTTAGAGCGAGGAATGTAGGTCTGAATCATTCCCTTGCTAGCTTGGCTTGTAGACCAAAGCTGCAGAGCATCCGTAACACGAGCAGGGGTGTTATTGATGTACAGTGAGCTGTCATCAAACTCACGGCCCTTAGAATCAGGCGAAAGACCAATCTTTCCGTTACCTATCAATCGCATAGGACCAAAGTAAGAGTCAACTACTCCGCCGATGTTGTATTGGACGTCCTTGTCGGATGCGTTAGGTGCAGTAATTGTTGGGGCAGTGGTTGTGGTCCCAGTCTTAGTAATACCAAAGTCAGCAGCTACACCAGAAGCAACGTTTAGCTTAGAAATCTGGTCCACTGCTGTGGCACGGCTCTGGACTAGCGCCTTATTGTCAGAGTCAATCCCTGCGATAATCGCAGTCAGGTTAGTGATAGACGTAGGGTCAGTCTCTTTTGCCAAAGCTACTTGGTACGATAGACGTCGTTTAGCCAGCGCAGCAATTTGGTTATCAAGATTATTGACAGTAAAACGCAAATCTGACAATAGGTTTGCGTCACTTACGGTAGAAGAAACGACCAGGTCATCTCGCCAGTCTTTGACTGTAATCGCCATTAGTACGCTCCCATGTTAGACATAAATGAATCTTGCTGTAGTTGTGACTTTACAAGGTCAGCCAAGCGTAGGGCTTCTGCGTCGCTAGCTTGGGCGATAGTCACATTGATAGTGACACTGTTACCGCCTCCAGATGACGAAGAAACACTGGCACTACTTCCACTTCCTGCAGGGCCGAGCACTGAAGCTGCTAGTGCAGCGCTGCCGATTACTGGAGAGTATGAGCCGCTGATTCCCGAATCAGAGCCGCTTAGGGTAGCAGAGCTGCCTCCGCCGCCCTTAGTCTTCAACCCTAAAGCAATAGTGTCAGTAAAGGTGTTTGGGTTTTGTGGAGTGCCGTCTTTTTGAAGCTCAAAGTGTAGGTGAGGTCCATCCACGTTCCCTGTCTTACCAGACGTTCCGATTCGTTGGCCCTTGTTGACACTATCCCCCACAGATAGGCCGCTTTCTACTGCAGAAAGGTGCGCATAAGTCGTGGTGTAACCGCCACCGTGGTTCAAAACAATGTTGATTCCAAAGGAATGATTAGGGTCAGTGTTTATAGACTTGACGTTACCGTCATACGCTGCAAATACTGGGGTACCAACAGGTACCCAGAAATCTACTCCGTTGTGCGTACCAGATGCCCACCGAGGGTTACCTGTTGCTCCATAGTCAGCTCCGCCCTTCTGCAACGCAGTCTGCGGCAGAACGTCACCAAATGCAGATGAGCTTCCTCCAGGGTCGGTTCCTACGGTGTTAGAGCCGCCACCGTTGTTTCCCGTGTCGCCTGTTAGGCCACTTATCATGTTGCTCACACCAGTAGAGGCTGCGCTAGCAAGCATGCCTGGGGCAGCAACCATCCAGCCACCGCTCATAAACCCTGCACCGATGTCACTACCCATAAAGGTAGACATGAATGCAGCCAGTTTCTGCATCTCTCCACCGAAAACCTTGAAGCTGTCTTTAGCGCCGATTACGCTATCTTGCAAGTCCTTGATTGCCCCCGCAGCATCGCTAAAACCTGCAGAGTATTGGCCAGTTACCTTGTCAACAAAGTTAGTTTCGTTTCCAGCAATCTGATAAGCAGTACCCATTGGGTTTGAGTACCCTTGGGCTGCCATCTGTGAGCCCTTGTTGTTTTGAAAAATGTCTTGCATCTGCTGAGCATTAGTGATGTCCATAGACACACCAGCTGCTCCAGTCGCATCGTCCCTAGAGTGCGCAATAAGGAAGATTTTTAGGCGCTCTTTAGCCGCGTTATCAATGTCAAGGCTGTCGATGTTAGCGCCAATAAATCCACGACGGATTTCATCCTGCATCTCAGACTTAGTGATGCTCTTGTCAACAACCCAGCGTTGCCAAAACTGCTCAAAGATTTGCTGCTCTTTTAGAGGAGGCGCATTTTTCTTAGTTGGGTCAGAAGTAAAGATTCCACGGCTTAGCAGCGAGCTAGATGTAGCTCCGCTAGTCAGCGACTCTATAGACTGGGCTGCAACTTCATTGGATTGGTTGAAGTATTTAGCAGCCTGACCAATACCAGCCAACAAGTTAGCGTTTAGCTGTGAATTCGGGTTGACTCCACGGCCAGAGAGAATAGCTGCAACAGTTGCGTCTGAGCCCACGGCAGTAAGATTGCCCAAACCAATGCCATTCATGGTCTGTGCTTTTAGCCCGCCCAACGACAGAGCGCCCATGCTGTTTAGGCCTGCTTGGTAGTACCCTGTTTCACGAACAAGATACTTCTCCATACCAGGAAGCATGGAAGTGATGTTTCCTGCTGCTCCAAGTAGGCTTCCTGTTACAGAAGACAGTGCACCAAGACCAGCTGCAAGCTTTCCTCCACCTAGATTACCTAGGAGGCCCTTGCCAACTCCTGCGCCTAGACCTGCATAGCCTCCTGAGGTGCCCTGACCTGTGTTGAAGATGCTGGTAGCAGCGGTATAGCCAGGCATCATGTTGCCGCCACCACTGCCACCAGACAACTTAGCAATGTCGTCTCGAAGTCCCTTTAGGGAGGCGCGAAGAGCGTCAATCTCAGCATTGAAGCCGCCGATTGTTGGGTCTGCCATTAGTTCCTTGCAACCTTTCCAAGTTGACTAGCAATTCGCAGCCAGTTAGTCCGTTCACGAGGACTAAGGGCCTTCACCTCATCTAATGACCACCCAGAGTAGCTGTAAGCTATGGATGACCAATCCAGCATCAATGCTGTGTAGCTTGCTTTTTTACGAGCGAAAGATAGCCCCGAGGCTAATCGGGACACTTACCTTTCCTCCGCAATCTGCGCAGTCTACTTCGATAGGTTCAAATTTTGGTCCAGGGTTTCGAGCAACAAGTGCAGAAACCAAGGTACGTCGGTCTACAAGACCAATTTCTTGAACCTGAATCTTTGAAAGAACTGGTCGCTTACCAATCTGTACTACGCAGCCTTCCAGCAAAATGCTGTTTAGCTCTGCAGTGCTCTTGTCGGTAGACGACATCATTTCTTTTTGAGTTTTGCGGTTAGGAAGACGAACAACATAGTCAGTCGACT